GAGGCGGATTACATATTGCATATGGTATGCTGTATGTAAAAGTCAGTCTGGGATTTCCGTATTTCTTTTACCTGACAATGATGTTAGGTATTATAGCATACTATGTGTATCTCTGTGAAGAATGTGGTTACATGATGGATCACTACACATTCGAAATGATAAAGATCAACTCAAACCCAGATCCTATCTTTACCCCAATGCCAGCACCTGAATTTTTCGATCATGCTGGCATTGTTGATAAATATATAATGTAGGCATGAAGCCTATAACAGTATAGCAGTTGGCTTACTGTTTTAACAAGGAGAGAATATGAGAAGCATGCTCAGTATTCTTGCAATCCTTGGTTTGGTTTTACTACCATCATGTGCCTCAGTTGGAGCAGTGATTGAAGGTGGTAAAGAATTTACAACAGGCGTTATAGACGGATCTGTTAAGGCGGTTAGTACAGTTAGTGGAGCCGTTTTAGAAGATGTGTCTGACGTTGTCGAAACAACAGCAGAAGTCACACAAGGTGTGGTGGAAACTGTTGGTAAAGAAATCGACGAACAAACCGACGAACTGCAAGACGCTCCAAAAAAGGACTAAGCCTGTTCTCCCGTCGCAAGGAGAGTAAGGCAAGTAATAATGAGGATATCAAAATGTTGATTAAACAAATTAAACAATATTGTACAAACAATCCTCAGGAGTGCGAATAAATGAAAGCGGCAGTACTAATACTACTGTCGCTTTTTTCTTTGACAGCACAAGCAGAACTCGATCTCACTCTACCTAAACTTGAATACGATCCAGATTTTTGCAAAAAATATTCATGCAACTTTTCAAACAATATTTTACCTAAACTCGAATTCAACCCTCGGTCAGAACCATCAGAAAGATTTATCTTTTATGCACTAAATGTTATAGATGTTTGGAGTACCGACCGAGCAATAAGTAGAGGATATGGTAAAGAAATGAATCCTTTATTGCCGGATAGACCTTCCTTAGAGCGATTAGTTTTACACAAAACTGTTTTAATTGGTGCATATGAATATGCAAATTGGCTTAATGATAAACAGTTTGTAGTTACTATGAACTGGACATTAGGTGCAGTTGTACTTAGCAACACACGAATCATAATAGACAACGAATACTGATAAATATTACTATGAAATGGTTATACAGCGGATGGGCCGTTGCCATCACTATAGTGTTACTTGCGGCTCTCAGAGTTGCTGATCCTGTACCACTTCAAAGTCTGAGATCACAGACATTTGATTACTACCAACAATTAGATGAAGTCAAACAAAGCAACGAAGTTGTAATAATAAACATAGGCGAAAAGAGCCTACAACAATGGGGACAATGGCCATGGCCGAGACAGAACTTTGCTCAACTGATAAGCGATTTGAGAACACAGAATGGGGGCATTATAGGGCTGAATATTATGTTTCCGGAACCGGACAGGTTTGGAGGCGATCCGATTTTATCGAGTTGGATAAACGAGAATGGAGTCGTTTTAAGCCAGACGCCATCAGCCAGAGGGGTGAGGAGTTCAGGCCCGCACATTGGGACGGCCACAATAGGCCCTTCGAAAGCGACAGACTTCTTGCTAAGTTGGCCAAATCTCGTCGTAAATATTTCAGAACTCGAAAAGTCTGCTGACGGCATAGGTGTTATAGCATCAGCACCACAACCAGATAATCAAACAAGAACATACCCATTAGCAATTGGTGTAGAGGGTAAAATATATCCCTCCTTTGCTATTGAGATGTTAAGAGCATACACACAAAAGCCAAGTTATATGTTAAAGACATCAGAGATAGGTGTGCAGGAATTTGCAGTACCACCTTTTGAACCTATAGTTACACAACCAGATGGAACAGCCTATATTCGTTTTAACAATACATTTGAAGAAATAGAATATGTAGATATTACCAGCCTATCTGACTTAGGCGGAAAGTTCGTGATAGTGGGTGTTAGTGCTGAAGGTATTAGTAATCCAGTACCCACACCGAGAGGTAATATTTTACCACAGCATATACAAGCACACATGCTACAAAATTTTATAGACGGGTCAAACATACAAAGGAATGAATTAAATTCATTATACGAGCTCTTAGGCGCCTTGTTGGGCATGATTTTAATAGCATTAGCAATATACAAGTTACCTATATGGGCAGGATTAGTAACTACAGTTACAGTAATAGGAGGAATTGTATATTACAGTGTACATTCTTATACAGCAAACTTAATGTTGTTTGATGCTACATTTCCTGTTTTAGCAACGTTTTTGATATTTACACAGGCAAGTTTTAATAACTTTTGGATACAGTTTAAATTACGTGAACAAATTAAAAAACAATTTGAACATTATCTTGCACCTGCAATGGTTAAAAAGTTACAAAAGAATCCAGAACTGCTACAGTTAGGTGGCGAAACAAGAACAATGACTTATTTGTTTTCAGACATACGTGGCTTTACACCTATTAGTGAACAGTTTAAAACAGATCCACAAGGACTAGGAAAATTAATAAACAAATATATGACGCCTATGACAGACCTTGTTATGGAACGAAACGGAACAATAGACAAATATATTGGAGACGCTCTCATGGCAATATGGGGTGCTCCACTTGACATAGAAGACCATGCTCAACAAGCCGTGGATACAGCCAGGGCTATGGAACCAGCATTGGCAAAATTAAATAAGGAATTACGTGGACAAGGACTCATTGAGCTCAGTATTGGTATTGGTATTAACAGCGGCGATGCTGTTGTTGGTAACATGGGGAGTGACCAACGATTCGACTACACAGTGCTCGGAGACAGTGTTAACCTCGCGGCGAGGTTAGAAGCACAAACTAAAGAGTATGGTGTATTCTTTATGTTTACTGAACACACACTTAAACAAATTGAACGTGTTGAAGGCACAGTAATGTTGGATAAGATTGCTGTTAAAGGCCAATCGGAACCAGTTAAGATTTATACTATATTAGATAATCACAAGTATGCAAGAACAATTGAACGCATGGTTGATTATTACCAAGACCGACTGTGGAGCGATTGTGCTCATCAAATCAAAATTATAAAAGATCATGGTTGGAACGATACACTTGCAGATTTATATGCCGAGCGAATAAGTCGTCCAATGCCAAAAGGTGATTGGGATGGTGTTGATAGAAAAACTTCTAAATAATTAAGTTTCTGGATCCCATGTTCTTATTTCTTCGAACACAGTATAGTAAAATCTAAAATCCTTTACCATAAGTTTAGCATGAACTAATTCTAAAGGAATACCTTCTGTTTTGGTAATAGGATAGTAATAACGTTTAATTATTCTTTCAAGTGCTTTTATGTCTTTGGCCAAAGCATCTAATATAATATTATTATACGATATATCAGTCACAATACTTTTAACCCACGCATGATGCTCATTTGTAGGATCAAATCTTCTTTGTATTTCCCTAGTCTCGTAATACAAAGCCTTGATTGGATTGATATCTTTACGATATCTAGTTATTAAATTAGAAAATCTAAAACTATCGCTATCTGTTGCAAGAGTACTCATACACTTAGTATAATCTTTTCTCAATGCTAACTTTAAACTAACTATGTTTTCGTTTATGTGTTTTTTGTATTGTGTTAGCAGTTGACTTGCAATTTTTTGATACTTAACCGGCAACTTATTATAATAGACGTCATTTATTTCGTCTATGTCATATGTGCCTTCTAAGATTGTGTGTGGAATAGTTTTAGTGCGTCTAAATTTATCAAGTTCATTCTGTATTCGCAAGACCGTAAAATCTATTACTTCGCCTTTGCTCATAGTATTATTTATTCAGAATGAATATCTAGAATAGTAAACAGTTTATCAGTACCACCGTTTTTATATAGTGTATTTTTTGCACCATTATGCAAAGGCTTAGGCCAATGACCTATGTTTACCCAGGCATACCCTGCACTTTCACCATTAAGTTTTGGCGGCATAAATTCTTTATCTACTACATATACAAAACTATAATAGTAAAAGTTTTTATCTTTACTCTGATAAACATCTATAGGATTTAGTTTTTGTAGTTCTGGGACTACACCAATTTCTTCTTGTAATTCTCTTACAATACAATCATAAGGAGACTCACCCTTTTCGATCATGCCTCCCCAAAATCCCCAAGTGTGATTAAATTTTTTATCTGAGTTGCGTAATTGTAATAAACATCTTCCGGTGTCTTTAGCAAGAAAAACAACTCCTGCCGCTGTTATACTCATTTAAAGTACTAATCTCCAAAAACCTGGACGATATACACCTTCATAACTACTAATCCAACTGTCACCGTCCCATTTAAACTGCTTGTTAGTATAGTTATTAAGAATATAATCACCACCGGCTCTATTACTGGCATCGAAAGATATAATCCATTTAGTTCCGTCGTATTCTAAAATATCATTTTCTGAAGCATCTATACCCCAATTAGGCCATGCATCTGCATCTAGATCTTCTGTAATTAAATATCTTTGACCTAATGTTGCAACATCTAATGTGCCGTCTCCAGGATAATTAGACCTAGGATTGATTATTTTATTTAAAGGATTTAAATTGTTAGTAGGTAGTGTGTCTGTATCTAAATTAAAAATTAACTTACTTGAATCTAGAGGATTCTCTGTAATAGTGCCTGTTAGCATATTTAATTCATTGTCAGAATCATTCGATATATTAATTTTCAACTTGCTAGTTGACGACAATGTACCTTGCATTTCGATTAAATCATTCCACGATTGACCATTGTCTGCACTATCTAATAACACCGCATTAGCACCATCTATTTGTAAAAAGAAGTCTCCTGGCGTAATTACTATTTCAGCAGTATCTTGTATAGCACCAAAGAAATCGTGTATGTCAGGATCAAACCCTAGCGAAGCAATATCTTTAACACTATGCACATCTGCAATAATTTGTTGAATTATTGTTTGCTTTTTAACTTTTGCCGGCGGACTAATCCAAATAGGTACAGCAAAACTTAATGTTGCAATATCTAATTGTTCATCGACACCTGCAGGTATACTTCTACTACTCCAATTGATATCAGTTAATTCAACCTCAAATACGCTCGTCCAGTCTAATGGATTGCTGTTTGATTGTAATTGAATACTAGGATTAAATAATACTAATACTTGTTCCATTATTTGCAATTTAGTATCTGTGTTTGTAGTCCATATATCAACTTGTATAGTTAGATTATACGGAACTGGCATATATCTTTGTGTAGTGTATAGATTTCCTTGTTCACTAGTATATGTTCCTGAATCCTCATTAAAGTGTCTTTCAGCAACTTGATTAGTATCTACTAAAAAAGGTTCATGCGTTCTATCTCTAGCAGGTTGTAAACTTTGAATAGTCACTGCAATAAACGGCGCACTGTTAATAACATTTTCTGAATTATTACGCAATATACTTGCAACCATTCTACTACTATCACCATACCTTGCAGGAACACGATTGTAGTTCACTCCGTGTTTGGTATTTTCTTTAACTTTAAAGTTTGAAAAGATACGAATAAGTTGTAACAGATATCGTTTAATCTGCTCGTCGTACCAATAATCTAAATTCTTGCCTGCCATTAGTTATCCGTTTTAGGTTTAACAACTTTACTAAGGTTAACTTTTTCTGGCGTCTTAGTTCCGTCGCCTAGTGTAACAATATTATCGTTGTTAATAAACCCTGTAAGTATTTTGTTTGCGGCCGCCCAAGCACCTCTACTGTCTGTTTCAACTTTAAGCCATCTATTGCCACTCTTTTGAAATAGTCTATTAGGTGCAAAGTCTGTACGCAAAAAGTATGCCCCGTCTTGTACACCACTAATAGGAAATGTTTCGCCACTACCTACAATAGTTGCTCCATTAGGTGCTGTTCCATCGCCATCACCAAAGTCTAGTATTGGCTTACCTTTTGCTTTTTCGTCAAAGTATAAATGTGCTTTTTGTCTATATTGAGGATCATACGGCACA